TGCTTCAGCATTCTTGGTGAGACAGCACAGGCTGTATGAGTAACTGATGAAAATATTAAACCTTAATGTAAAATATCTGGGGGCATTGAAAAGATGTTTTGAAAATCATCAATGGCACTATCTCGAACTGAAAGATTGTACTTTTGTTTTGTGACATTAACGATAATGGTAAAGCGAAATTATTAGCTTGGATGGCATATGCGAATTCAGTAGCCGTCGAAGTACCGACGGCTACTAGCATATACCATCTTTTGATGCTTAGATTGATGTCGAAAAAATTGCTGGGGTAAATAAATTTAATGCCTCTGGTATTTATTTAGGGCTGATTTTAATCGCCCCACCCTATGAAATAACAAGGTCAATCTTTTTACAGGGAAAGCCCTAGCCAGTTTATATTTTGAAAAAGATATATTATTTATTGATATAAGGTAGCCAGGTTTTCGAGTCGCCCCCCTTGGAAAATATAAATTTATAATGGAGAGAGATTCTTGTATATGTGGAGTCTAAATAATTTAAAAAGCGAATCGATCGCTATATTTACCTCTCCAGATAATGAAGGGACGATTCTAAATAAAGTGATTTAACAGATAGCGACCTTCGCTATCTGTCATTCCAAAGAAAAACTGAAATTATTCCGGTTTTTGCGGCCATAACACTTCAGGTGCTGTCGATACATCGACGGCTCTAACTGAAGCTTTATACATCATCCATGCTGAAAGTCTTTCCTTGTCACTATCGCTTATATCCCCAAGTAAAAGTTCAATCTTCCAGTCCGATATTATTTTATCAATGCCATTCAAAATCTCTTCTCGATATTTCTCTGCACTTATTTTATCGGCCTCACGTTTAAGCAATATATCCTCAACCCACTTCTCACCATCCCATTTACAGAAGTCTGAAGCTGGAACTATTGAAGTGGTATTGGTCGGATAATCACCCAATTTAGTTATAATAAATGGCTTTGCTGTTTCAATGTCATAAACAGTTTCACCACGATGATCGTTGATATACTCCCACGCAGAAAGCTCTTTAGTTCTACAAACCACCATGCCCTCTTTTTTCTCTAAAGGAGCATCGATACACGAATTAGCAGGAATGCCTACTCCTTTAGCAAGAATTTCAGTGATGGTTGAAAGGTATTCACGTGAAACACCATCATAATTACAAACGCTAATTTCCCCAGCGTTAATAGCGACGAAATCTTTATCTAACTGAGCTTTTAACATTACGCAGCCCTCAAAATATAATTGAATGCAATATTGCGTGGTCTGGTTTCATTGCCACCAGTTTTCTCCATGAAAATGTACGTCCATGCCCGTAAACCACTTACATTATTTGCCTCAGCGTTTTCGTTATTTTCATCCGTGTATGCGATTATCCGGTCCGTAGGTGTACCATATTCGTTTACAAATCTGTGGTTATGGGACTTAAACATATCTTCTTGGGATGAAAGCAAGTTGCGCGAGCTATCCACACCTCGACCATCATCCCAACCACGAATAAATTCGCCGCGTAAGTCCGGCAATTTCAACCCTGGATAAAGTACAGCCAGTTTAGGGTAGGTTGTACTGGAGAATGAAGCACCATTAGCTTTGACAAAAACCATTCCAGCCATTGATGCAAACAGCTCATTGGGCATTTTTGAATGCGGCCATGCAAAAGGAGAACCGATGAGTGGAGCACCTTCTCCCAAACCGAGGTTTTGATGAAACAAACCCCTGGCCCGCCTCACCTGCACAATGGCAAACTCCTCACCTTTTACCGGAGGAAAAACGATGCTGATTGGCTATGTCAGGGTGTCAACAAATGACCAAAACACCGATTTGCAACGGAATGCGCTGCAGAGCGCAAATTGTGAACAGATTTTTGAGGATAAAATCAGCGGTAAGACCAGTGAACGGCCTGGTTTAAAGCGGGCGCTGCGGACGTTAAAAGAGGGCGATACTTTGGTGGTATGGAAGCTCGATCGACTGGGCCGCAGCATGCGTCACCTGGTCATGCTCACCGAAGAGCTGCGCGAACGCGGGGTAAACTTTCGTAGCCTCACGGACAGCATCGATACCAGCACACCTATGGGCCGTTTTTTCTTTCATGTGATGGGCGCACTGGCGGAGATGGAGCGCGAATTGATTGTCGAGCGAACGCGTGCCGGCCTGACCGCTGCGCGTGAGAAAGGACGCATTGGTGGCCGCCGGCGCATTATGACACCGGAAGTCGTTGCCAGAGCGGAACGCATGATGGCGAATGGCGCCACGCTTCATCAGGTTGCACTCGTATTAGATGTTTCAACCAAAACCATTTATCGTTATATTCCAGCGCCAAAACAGCACCATTTACGAGGTTCTTCTTACTGAACGATCAGCAAACCGCAATCGAATGCATCCTTTTCACTGACCTGACACTCTGAGCACACCCACAACACGGAGTGCTACAGATGTCTGATTTTCATCACGGTGTCCGCGTCGTCGAAGTCAATGACGGTACACGCACCATTTCAACAGTTTCAACCGCCATTGTTGGCATGATCTGCACCGCAGAAGATGCTGATGCAACGGCATTTCCTCTTAACACACCTGTTCTGCTGACCAACGTGCAGGCAGCTATCGGTAAAGCCGGCACCAAAGGCACCTTAGCGGCCGCGCTGCAGGCGATTGCTGACCAGGCGAAGCCGGTAACCGTCGTGGTTCGCGTTGCAGAAGGCGCGAGCCAGGCTGAAACCACCTCTAACCTGATTGGCTCGACGGATGCGAACGGTAAATACACCGGCATGAAGGCGCTGCTCAGCGCGCAAACGCAGCTGGGTGTTAAACCGCGCATTCTTGGCGTGCCGGGTCTGGATTCGCTGGAAGTGGCGACAGCGCTGGCCAGCATTGCCCAGCAGCTGCGTGGCTTTGCCTACGTCTCTGCCTGGAACAGCAAAACCATTTCTGACGCCATGAAGTACCGCGAAAACTTCAGCCAGCGCGAGCTGATGGTGATCTGGCCAGATTTTATTGCCTGGAACACGGCAACCAATAAATCTGAAATGGCTTATGCCACCGCACGTGCGCTGGGCCTGCGCGCCAAAATTGACAACGACACCGGCTGGCATAAAACCCTGTCTAACGTGGGCGTCAATGGCGTGACGGGTATCTCTGCAGATGTTTTCTGGGATCTGCAACAGACCGGCACCGATGCCGATCTGCTGAACGAAAAGTGTGTGACCACGCTGATTCGCAAGGACGGTTTCCGTTTCTGGGGCAACCGCACCTGCAGTGACGATCCACTTTTTGCCTTTGAAAACTACACCCGTTCAGCACAGGTGCTGGCCGATACCATGGCGGAAGCGCACATGTGGGCCAACGACAAACCGCTGACGCCAGTACTGGTACGCGAAATCATCGCCGGTATCAATGCCAAGTTCCGTGAGCTGGTCAGCGCCGGTTATCTGCTGGGCGCCAACTGCTGGTACGACGAAAGCGCCAACGATAAAGAGAGCCTGAAAGCGGGCAAACTGTTTATCGATTACGACTACACGCCGGTGCCGCCGCTGGAAGATCTGACCCTGCGTCAGCGCATCACCGATACCTATCTGGCGAACTTCGCCGCATCCGTAAACAGCTAAGGAGCCGGATAAATGGCACTGCCACGTAAACTCAAGGGGTTGAACCTCTTCAACGATTCAAACAGCTATCAGGGCATCGTCACCGCAGTTACGCTGCCGAAGCTGTCACGCAAGCTGGATACCTACCGCGCTGGCGGTATGAACGGTGCGGCATTCATTGATAACGGCCTGGACGATGCGGCACTCGATATGGAGTGGACGCTGGGCGGGATGGATGAGCTGGTATTAAGCCAGTGGGGCGCGATGGCGAACGTACCGTTGCGTTTCACCGGTTCTTATCAGCGTGATGACACCGGCGAAGAAATCGCCGTGGAAATCGAAGTACGCGGTAAGCACCAGTCCTTTGACTTCGGTGAAGCCAAACAGGGCGAAAACACCGAAACCAAAATCACCAGTAAAAACACCTATTTCAAACTGACCTGGAATGGCAAAGAGCTGATTGAAATCGACACCGTCAACATGGTGGAGAAGGTCAACGGCGTCGATCGTCTGGAACAGCGCCGTAAAAACCTCGGCCTGGTGTAATAACAACGGCCGGCGCGTCCAGCGCTGGCCTCTCTTGATTGGGATGGAGAAAAAATGGAACAGCTTGATAAGCCAGAACTGAAAGAAAACCTGGTGGTGCTGGAAAGCCCGATTTCACGTGGTGATGTGGTGATCGCTCAGGTTGAGCTGGTCAAACCGACCGCCGGCGCGCTGCGCGGTGTGCGGCTGGCTGACCTGGCCTCGTCCGATGTGGATGCCCTGTTGATGGTGCTGCCCCGCATCACCATGCCATCGCTGACCAAAGCAGAGTGCAATGCACTGGACCCGGTTGACCTGATTGCCCTGGGCGGCAAGGTGATTGGTTTTTTGTCAGCGAAATCGGCCGCGTAAGCTGGCCCCGCGATCTGACGGTCAATGACCTGATGGCCGATATTGCCAGCGTTTTTCACTGGCCACCCTCAGAAATGTATCCCATGTCGCTGGAAGAGTTACTCGACTGGCGGCATAGAGTGATGATCCGCAGTGGAGTAACCTCAGATGAGTAACACGCTCAAGCTGCAAGTGCTGCTGGAAGCGGTTGATCGGGCTACGCGCCCGTTCAATGCCGTACGTAAAGAAACCGAAAAGCTGTCTGCGGATATCCAGGAAACGCAGGATCGCCTGGACGAGCTCAATGCCAAATCCGCGCAGATTGAAGGGTTCCGTGAAACCCGCAAAGAACTGACGCTGACCCAACAAAATCTTAAAAATACCCGGGCAGAAGCAGCGGCACTTGCCATTCAACTTAAAAACACTCAAAACCCTACCGCGGAACAAACCCAGGCGCTGGATAAGCTGCGTCAGTCGGCTAACGCGCTGCAGCAAAAAAACCTTCAACTGCGTCAGTCAGTACAGGATCAGCGCCAGTCCCTGAACGAGGCGGGAATTTCCACGCGCCGGTTGAGCAGCGAGCGCCAGAAGCTAAATCAACAAACAGAGCGCACGACATCCACCCTCAATGCGCAGGGTGAGTCCATGAATCTGCTAAATCAGCGTCAGGACAAGCTCAACCGCACCCGTGAACGTTACCGTGCGGGCATGGCGCTGGCAGATAACGTACAAAGCGCCAGTTCGAAAGCCAAAGACTTTGTCGAGAAGGGGCGCAAAGTTATCGATTATCTGTCACCTGCAAATGAGGTTGTGCAAGCCCGCGCGGCGATTACGCAATCGGGTGGCTCATCGGGTGAGGCAAAAGCTGCAGCACCGGCAGTAGCTAACCTTGCAAACGCGACGCAACGTAGCATGCAAGAAAGCGCGTCTTTGGTGCTCAATATTAAAAACGCGTTCGGCATTGCAGATGACCAGGTTGGTCAGTTAGGCGACGTGCTCTCATCGACCTTTGCCAATAAAACAACCGATTTTGCCGCACTTAAGACGGCGATGGTCGCCGTAGGGCCAGCCGCGAAGGACGCCGGTGTAAGCGTTGGCCAGACTGCGGCCATGATGGGCGTGCTGGCGGAAAACGGTATAACGGGCAGCCAGGCAGGCGCCGGCGCCAGTGCGATGTTAACGCACGTTCAGGCGCCTGATGCCAGCGCAGATAGCGCGCTTAAAGCGTTGAATGTGCAAACCGCTGACGACCAGGGCAACAGTCAGCCCATTTTCGCGGTGCTCAGCCAGGTGCAGGCGGCGTTTGAGAAAAACAAGCTCGACGCTGCCCAGCAGGCCACTTATCTGCAGGCAATATTTGGTGAACAGGGCGCCGCACCTGCCGCAGCATTGATGAAGGGCGCGGCAAGTGGCCGGCTGGATCAGCTGTCTCAGGCGCCCGCTGCCCAGTCGCCTGCAGCAGATGCCTCTGTGGATACCAACCTGCAAGCTATCAGTCAGGACGGCTTATCCGTCCAGTCCGTTCTGACCGGCGTCATGAATATCAATCCTCAACTTTCTGACAGCCTGCTGACGCTGGCGGCCGGTGGGCTGACCTTGGTGGATTCCCTGGCCAGCGTCGGGAACATTGCCTGGCCGGTCATTAGCGGGCTGAGCACCATCATGGCGGGCGTAGAGCTGCTGGGCGGTGCATTTGCCATCATCGGCGGCGCGATTACGGCCACGCTGGGAGCGATCACGCTGCCGGTGGTGGTGCTTGGTGCCGCTATCGCGGCGGGGGCCATGCTGGTTTATCAGTACTGGGAACCGATTAGCGCCTTTATCAGCGGCATCGCTCAGGGCTTCAGTGCGGCGATGGGGCCGATAAGCGACGCGTTCGCGCCGCTGAAGCCGGTATTTGAGTGGTTCAGCAATAAAGTGTCCGAGCTGGGGGCCTGGTTCTCAAAGCTGCTGGAACCCGTGAAGTTTTCTCAGCAGGAACTGGCCTCGGCAGGTGAGATGGGACAGCGCTTCGGCAATATGCTGGCGACGGCACTCAAATTACCCGGTGAAGCCCTGAATCAGCTGCGAGGCGGCATTGACTGGGTGCTGGGCAAGCTTGGCATCATCGATGAGAAATCTGACAAGGTGAAAGACAAGCTGCCTCCGCCCAAAATGCGTGAGCAGGATGAAGAGGATGAGGATAACGCGGATGCCCGTCCGGCCGCATCGCGCGCCAGCCTGAACAGCACGCTCAATCAGCCTTTGCCCTCGGTTAACAATTCAAACGTGGATAACCGTCAGCACACGGTCACCAACAATATCTATGCGACAGGTGAGCCTCAGGCGATTGGACAGGTCGTTGCGCAGTATTCCACTGCATCGCCATGGTCCACGTCTGACCATAGCTATAACTCCATGTTTAGTCTGGATTAATTAACCATGATGATGATATTAGGCATGATGCCGTTTGTACGGCAAACCCTTCCCTTCGACAATTTACAGCATGACATTACCTATCGCTGGGCGAAAAACAGCCGCGTGGGGCGTCGTGAGTCGACCCAGTTTTTGGGCGGCGGCGACGATAAAATCAAGCTGTCTGGCGAACTCCGGCCTGAAATCACCGGCGGCAATGTCACACTGCTGGCGCTGAAGACTATGGCCGATGAAGGGCTGGCGTGGCCGCTGATTGGCGGCAATGGCATTATTTACGGCATGTTTGTTGTGACGGATTTCTCGGCCACGCATACGGAGTTCTACAGCGACGGCAGCGCGCGCAAGATAGGCTTTACCCTCAACCTGATGCGGGTAGACGATTCACTAACCAGTATGTTCGGGGACTTAAAAAGGCAGGCGGAAGAACTGCAAAACCGGGCCAGCGACGCAGCGCAACGGGTCGGCTCTGTCATCAACAGCGCCACTTCTGCGCTGAGTGGAGGGCGCTGAGATGAGCGATATCGTCCCGATTCCAGTGCCCCTGCGCGTTGCGCCTACGCCGGACTTTACTATCAAAATTGAGACGAAGGATAAAACGGAAGATATTCGCCCACGGCTGATTTCTCTGAAGTTGACGGATAACCGTGGCCTGGAGGTCGATCAGCTGGACCTGGTGCTCGACGACAGTGACGGCCAGTTGGTCATGCCGCCCTTTGGCGCAAAAGTGGTCTTAGAGATAGGCTGGAAGGGGCAGCCGCTTGCAGATAAGGGCTCCTACATCATTGATCAGGTCACCTACCAGGGCGCGCCGGACACGATAACGGTTGTCGCCCGAAGCGCCGATTTTAGCGGTTCGCTCGATGTTAAAATCACTGATTCATATCCAGACATGACGGTTGGCGAGGTTGTGGACAAAATCGCGAAACGTAACGGACTTACCTCCGACGTGCGGCCGGAGATAGCCAAAAAAAAGATTAAGCATATCGATCAGACGCAGGAAACGGACGGCACGTTCATTACCCGGCTGGCTATGCTGGTTGGCGCGGTGGCGGCAATAAAAGATAAGACGCTACTGTTCTTTCCCCCCGGGCAGGGCGTGACCGTGAGCGGAAAGCCGATTCCACTCCTGAATCTGAACCGACAGGATGGCGATAAGTATGAGTACAAATTGTTTAAGCGCGACGATTACAGTGGCGTTGAAGCAAAATGGTACGATCAGAAAAAGGCGCAGCAGAAAGGGATAACCGTCAACACGATACCGCCAGCAACACCGACGCTGAACCCTGTCCATCCGGCGGCCAAAAATATCCCCACTATAGGGCAACAAGACCCGGGAAAAACCTATGTTTTTGGCAGCAATAAGAAGCTGTTCGTACTGAATACGCATTTCAGTAGCCAGGAGGAAGCAGAGGAGGCGGCTAAAGCGAAGTGGCAGGACCTGCAACGTAACCGGGCTACGTTGAAGATCCTACTGGCACTGGGCGCTGCAAAGCTGATTCCTGAAACGCCGGTCAAAGCCCAGGGCTTTAAATCGGTCATCGATAATCAAAAATGGCTGATTACC